GTACTTTACACTCCTGCAGCATAATCATAAATAAATAAATTCTAAAAGGGTGGTGGAATAAACACCACCTTTTTTTTTAACTTTAAAAATATATAAATATGGCTTGTGATATTAGTTTAGGAAGAATTGAACCTTGTAAAGATAGTTCTGGAGGTTTAAAAGCAGTTTATTTTGTTAATTGGGGTGATGCTACTGGTTACACTTACGATGGAACAAACACAGACGTTATTGATGCAGTAGCTGGAACACCATCTGCATACAAATATGATTTAAAAGGTACTTCATCTTTTACTCAAACAATTACATCTTCAAGAGAAAATGGTACTACATTCTTTCAACAAGAATTAGCATTGACTTTAAAAAAATTATCAATCGTAGACCACAAACAAATTAAACTTTTGGCATATGGTAGACCACAAGTAATTGTTGAAGATAACAATGGTAATTTCTTCTATTGTGGGTTAGAACACGGAATGGATGTAACAGGTGGAACTATTGTAACTGGTGCTGCAATGGGTGATTTGAGTGGATATACACTTACATTGACAGGAATGGAACAAGTACCAGCAAATTTCATTGGAGATACTTTAGCTGGTGCTGGATTTACAGTAGTAGTAGGTTCTTAATAATTGTTTTTTTGTTTTTTAATTAAGGGGTGTTTAGGCATCCCTTTTTTATTTTAATCCTATATTAAAACAATTTCAATATACTTTTATTTTTAAATAAAAAGAAAATGATAATTCTAAAAGAACAAGAAGAAGTACAATCATTAAAATTCATTCCAAGACAATACAAGGCAACATCAATAGTTTTAGTAAATGAAATGACAAATGAAACTACTACTATATCATCTGATTTTTATATAGATGGTTATTATCTATACACAACAGCTACATTTGATTTAATAGAAGGTAATTTTTATACATTATCAATTTTAAATGATACTGATGTAGTTTATAAAGACAAAATATTTTGCACAAATCAAGTTATTGCTAATTACACAATTAACGATGGTCAATATGTAGCAAATCAAACAACTAATGATTTTATAGTTTATGAATAATTCTAATATTTCTATTGTAAATTTAAGTGCTTATACATCACCTAAAATACAAGAAAATAAAAAGCAAGGTTATATTGAATATGGTGATGATAACAACTACTTTCAGTTTTTAATTGATAGGTTCTTATACTCAACAACAAATGGTGCTATTATTACAGGTATATCTAATATGATATATGGTAAAGGTTTAGATGCTTTAGATGCATCAAGAAAACCTAATGAGTACGCACAAATGAAAACTTTATTTAAACCAGATATGTTGCGTAAAGTATGTTTAGAACGCAAACTGATGGGTATGGCTTCTATGCAAATAGTAAAGCAAAAGAATAAAGTAGTTAAAGTTGAGCATTTTCCAATACATACTTTAAGAGCAGAAAAATGTAATGACAAAGGAGAAATAGAAGGATACTTTTATGCACCAGATTGGAGTAAAGTTAAACCATCAGATGTATTAAAAAGAATACCAGCTTGGGGTTTTGGTAATGGTAATGAAATAGAAATAATGGTTATTAAACCTTATTTACCAATATTTCACTATTATACACCAGTTGATTATAATGGTGCGTTAGATTATGCATTGCTTGAAGAAAACATATCTGAATATCAAATAAACGATGTAAAGAATGGATTTAGTGGAACTAAAGTTATCAATTTTAACAATGGTATTCCGACTGAAGAAATGCGTGACCAAATTAAAGCAGATGTTAAAAACAAACTAACTGGTTCAAGAGGTGATAAAGTAATTGTAGCTTTTAATGCTAATGCTGAAAGTAAAACAACAGTTGAAGATATACCATTAACTGATGCACCAGCACATTACGAATATTTAAGTAATGAATGTTTTAATAAATTAATTGTTGGTCACAGAGTAACAAGTCCAATGTTATTAGGAATTAGAAATGGTGATGGTGGTTTAGGCAACAATGCTGATGAAATTAAAACTGCAACTTTATTATTTGACAATATTGTAATTAAACCTTACCAACTTGAAATAATAGAAGCATTAAATGAAATATTATTTTACAATGAAATAAGTTTAAAATTATACTTTAAAACTATTCAGCCATTAGAATTTACTGAATTAGATAATACACAAAATCAAGACCAAGTAAAAGAAGAAACTGGTTTAAGTTCTCACACTTGTTTAAGTTCTGATATTGCAGATGCTTTAATTTCTAAAGGTGAAATTATGGGTAATGAATGGACTTTAGTTGATGAAGTAGAAGTTGATTATGACAAAGAAGATGAATACGATGCTGAAATTGATTTAATAAACCAAAACAATAAAAAAAGCAAAAGTACATTATCTAAAATATGGCAATTTGTTTCAACAGGAATAGCAAGACCAACAGCTAAATCACCTGAACAAGATGAAACTATTGATGGTGTGCAATTCATAACAAGATATGTTTATAGTGGTAATGCTACTGGACAACGTGAATTTTGCAATAAAATGATTAATGCAGATAAAGTTTACAGAAAAGAAGATATAATTGCTATGGAAAGTCAAGCAGTAAATGCTGGTTTTGGTGTTAAAGGTGCTGATAATTATTCAATCTGGTTGTATAAAGGTGGTGCAAGATGTGAACATAAATGGCTGCGTAGAACTTATGCAAACTTTGAAGGTGTTAAAATAGACCCAACAAGTCCAACTGCAAAAGAAAAGGTTATTAGTCCATCTATTGCTGAAAAGTATGGTTATAGAATTAGAAATGAAAAAGAAGTTGCTATGAAACCAGCAGATATGCCAACAAAAGGTTTTACACAGGAATATTGGGATAAAATGGGATTTACAAATTAAGGATATGAACGCACTATTTGTTACGAGAGATGATATTGTTAGATTTACTGCATTAAATGGCAACATTGATGTAGATAAATTTGTTCAATATATTAAGATAGCACAAGACACACATATACAAACGTATTTAGGAACACAATTATTTAATAAACTAAATGATGATATTGTAAATGATGATTTAACAGAACCATATACAACGCTTTTAAGCAAGTATATTAAACCTATGGTAATACATTGGAGTATGGTTGAAGCATTACCATTTTTAGCCATTACAATAGCTGGAAAAGGCATCTATAAGCATACATCAGAAAACGCTACAAATGTAGAAAAGAATGAAGTTGATTTCTTAATAGAAAAAGCAAGGGATATAGCACAACATTATACAAATAGATTTATTGATTATATGAGTTTTAACCAAGTTTCTTTTCCAGAATACAATGCTAATTCAAATGGTGATATGTATCCTGATAAAGATGCTTATTTTACAGGTTGGGTTTTATGATAAATAAATATAAACCAAAACAAGCTAACGTTAATAAGTTAGAAATATTTTTAAAAAAAATAGAAAACAAAACTAAAGATGGGATTAAATTTTCAAAGCATTAAAGGTGACACATTTGAGCAAGTAACTTTTGAATTACTATTAAACGATGAACCATATAGTTTAGAAGATGCTATTATTAGAATGCAGTTAAGAAAAGAATATGGTGGTATTCCTGTTTTATCTTTAACTTCAGTAGCTAATGCTGGTTTAACAATAACTAATGCTGCAAATGGTTTATTTAAGATTAATAAACAAATAATAAATATTTGTGCTTTTAATTATTTATACGATATAGAAATTGAGTTTGGTGATGGCACAATTAAAACTTATGTAAGTGGTAATTTCTTGATTAAATCTGATGTAACAAGATAATTATGTGTGAAGAAATTAACATAAATGTAAATGAAACTAATGAAAATATTAATATTATTTCAACTGAAATAGTTGAGGTTATTGATATTAATGTTGGTGAAACTATTGAAGAAGTTACTTTAAATATTACTGAAGAAATAATACAAGTAAATATCAATAAAGTTACAGGTGGTGGTGGTGAACAAACACTTGCAGAAACTTTAGTATTAGGTAATACAACTGAAGGTGAAAATATAAGTATTTCAAATGGTGATGCTATTATTTTAGACAATGGTTCAATGCTTAAAAAAGGAACTATTGATGCTGGAAATGGTGGTTCAAAAGGTATTTCACAAATTTGTGGTGTAGGATATGAGCATAAATGGGAAGCTGGTAGACTTTATATAATGAATGATGGTGGTACTATTATACGTGAAGTATCACATAATCTTACATATACACCAACTGCAACTGATGATGTAACTAAAGGTTTTGTTCAAAACACAAGATGGATTTTAGATAATGGCGATGTTTATCTTTGTACTGACCCAACAGAAGATGCAGCAGTTTGGGAATTAGTAAATACTGGAACTACTCCAACACTTCAACAAGTAACTACTGCTGGTAATGAAACTACAAATTATATAAAAGTTAAGGATAACGAAAAATCATTTACTTTACAATCTAACGGAATTAGTTTTGAAGATATAGATGATGGTGGAAATACTCTTTTAGTATTTGAAAATACATCAGCTGTTGACCAACAAGTTTTAATAAGAGGATTAGATGGTACAATGGCTTTACTTTCTGATATTCCAGCAGCAGGAGTTACTTCAGTAGGATTAACAATGCCATCTGCATTTAGTGTAACAAATAGTCCAATTACATCAAGTGGTGATATAGCTGTAACTGGTGCTGGTTTAGTTTCACAATATGTTAGAGGTGATGGAACATTAGCTAATTTTCCTAATTCAACAGGTGGTGGTTCATCAGTTAATTATTACTTTAATGGTAGTGTTTCACAAGGTACATTTGGTGGAACTACTTATTATCAAATGAGTAAAACACCAATACTTGGAGCTGGTACTAATTTTACAAGAACAAATGGTCAAGGTAATGGATATATTGCATCTTTTATAACTGATGCTGGTGACCCTTCATTTTTAAATATACCAGCTGGAAATTGGAATTTAGAATTTTATTTTCAATCAAGTTCAACAGGTGGTAGTCCACAATTTTATGGTGAAATTTACAAAGTTAGTGCTACAAATGTATTTACTTTAGTTGCAAGTGGTTCAACAAATCCTGAAGGTATTACAAATGGTACAACTGTTGACCAATACTTCACTTCAATTCCTGTTCCCCAAACTTCATTACTTATTACTGATAGATTAGCAATTCGTATTTATGTAATTACAGGTGGTAGAACTATAACATTACATACAGAGAATGGAAATCTTTGTGAGGTGCTTACAACATTTACAACAGGATTAACTGCATTAAATGGTTTAACACAACAAGTTCAAAATTTAGCAGTTGGAACAAGTGGAACTGATTTTGCAATTTCATCTGTTACTGATACACATACATTTAATTTACCTACTGCAAGTGCTTCAAATAGAGGTGCATTAAGTTCAACAGATTGGAGTACATTTAATAATAAACAAAATTCTTCTACAAGAAGAAATGCAAATAATAGTTCAAACAATAATATTAATTATTGTGGTGTGGCTTTAGGAACTGGAGTAAGTGAAAGTTCAACAGTATGGACAATAACAAGATTAACAATAGCTGCAAGTGGTTCAATAACTACTGCAACTGCTACAAACGTAGCTTGGACTAATAGACAATCAGCAACATATATATAAAAAATAAAATTATGCCAATTACAAGTACAAATCCGATTGAAGTAGATGGAGAAGTTTATCCATATTTTATGATTAATTTAGCAATATCACCATTAGTTAAACCAACTGATATAGGTGCAAGTGTTGCTATGCGTTTAACACCTTATAGAGTTTTAGAGGATGGAAGTTCGGTAAGTTTACCAGACAATTCAACACCTATAACTTATATGGATGTTTTTGAAAGTGGAGATACAGATGCTATAAATGCAGCTATGTCAATTATGGGTGCTTTGCAAACATTTATTAATGATAAAAATCTTTAATTATGGCTTTAAGATATGCAGTAGCAACTGGTAACTGGAGTAACACAGCTACTTGGGATGGTGGTACATTACCAACAGCGGCAGATGATGTTTTTTCAAATAACTTTACTGTAACTATTGATGGAACTTTTACAGTTTTATCAATTAGAAATACATTAAATGTAGCAGCACCAATTATTTTAGCTGGAGGTCAATTTAGATTTGCTAATGGTGGTAATTTAACTTGTACTGCTGCACAAGCTATTTTTGTTGGCTCAACTACACCAACTTTAGAAATGACTTTAGCAAGTGGTAATACTGCTACATTTAGTGGTTCTGTTTTAACGCTTACAAATACAAATACCTATAATGCTATAAGATTGTCAGGAACAGGAACATTAACTTGTACAGGTAATTATACAGTAGATAATGGTTCAGCTACAAAACAAATTATAAATATTACATCAA